GCAGGAAGAAGTCCAGCAAAAGGAATCCCAGGAAGAAAAAGAAAGCGGGAAAGTTCCCGTGTCTGTATTAACTTCTGAGCGCGACAAATACCAGGCGCGCATTGGTGCGCTGGAAGGTACGATTGCGCAGCAAGGCCAGGCAATTAATAAGTTTCAGGAAATGCAGGATCAAATACGGGAATTGAGGGCCGCTAAAGACGCGAAGCCAGCGGAGCCGGAGCCTGATTACCTGGAAGACCCAAAGGGGTATATTGACCAAAAGTTAGGTACGACGCTTGACCAGTTAAGAAATGTTGAACAAACAGTCCAGCAAACTACAGAAACAATAGGTGCGCAAGGCCAAGCCTTAAACCAACAGAACCAAATCCAGGCGATCCAGAGAATGGCTGCGGCTGGTGAAGAAAGTTTTGTAAAAGACCACCCTGATTACTGGGAAGCATTGGAATACGCGAGGGAGAAACGAGCCGATCAATTGCGGTTAGCGTTTCCTGACGCGGATAATGCGCAGCTGGCAGAGCATATTCGTTCAGAAGAATTTGCTACCGCCGCACAAATTTTGCAACAAAATAGAAATCCTGCTGAATTTGCCTATAATTATGCTGCAAGTTTAGGTTATACTTCTGGCAATAAAGAAGACGCTCTTTCCAAACTGGGAGGAGAGTTGGAGACAAATAAGCAGGATGCACAGGGGCTTGGTTCACCGGGCACGAGTTCAGAGCTAGATAGCTTATTGAATTCATCGCCGGATGAATTTGAACAGGCTCTTAAAGAGGCTTTTTTATAGTTTTAATGGTCGCCGCATTTCGGGCGTTTCGGTTCTTTAGTCCGTTAACTATTGCTGCGTAGGCACTCACGATACAGTGCGACACAATTCGTTTTTTGACACTTTTAATCGAGGGATTTAGTTATGGCTACTACTGACTTTGGTGTCAATCATCCGATGGCGGTCAAACACTGGTCTGCCGATCTGATGAAGGAGGCTTTGAAACGGACGTATGCGTTACAGTTTATGTCCAAAGGCAAAGATTCCATCGTTCAGATCAAGACTGAGCTAAACAAGAATGCGGGAGATCGTATTCGGTTTGGACTTAGGATGCAGCTGACTGGTGACGGTATCGCTGGAGATGGCACCCTTGAAGGTAACGAAGAAGCACTGTCGATTTATACCGACAATGTTTTTATCGACCAACTGCGTCAAGCCGTTCGTAGCGAAGGAAAAATGTCTGAGCAACGTGTTCCGTTCTCTGTCCGAGAGGAGGCCCGTGATGGGCTTGCCGATTGGTGGGCGGCGCGCATTGATGCAGGATTTTTCAATCAGCTAGGCGGTAGTACGCGGGAAACTAATGTATATACCGGAATGCAAGATGCTCTGGAGCCTGATGCTGACCATGTGATATTTAATTCACAAGCAGCTGGCTCTGCTCATGCAAATGAGGGGCAAATTACAGCTGGTGATACATTTGATCTATCAGTCATTGACGCTTGCCGCGAAATGGCGACTGTGGGTTCACCGAACCCGATTCGTCCACTTCGTATGCGAGGCGATGACTATTATTGCATGTTCCTACATCCGTACCAGGTTTATGATCTGCGAACGAATACCACCACTGGTCAGTGGCTGGACATTCAGAAAGCAGCTATGAACGGCGGGCGTATTCTGAAGAATCCAATCTTTACGGGTTCATTGGGCATGTACAACAACGTAATCCTGCATGAAAGCACAAGAGTTCCACCAGGTTCTACTAGTGCTTCTAATGCGAGTGGAGTTGCAGTAAGGCGAGCAATCTTTGCTGGTGCGCAAGGTGGCGCAGTAGCATTTGGTCGCAAGTCTGGACGCAACACTTATTCGTGGCGGGAAGAACTGTTCGACTACGGCAACCAATTGGGTGTCGGAGCCGGCTCAATCTGGGGTCTGAAGAAAACACGCTTCAATGGCTCCGACTTTGCAACCATTGTCGTTTCTACGGCAGCGGCAGCGCATAGTTAATCGAGGAGGATAATCTAATGGCGACTTATGAAGCAGATAAAGCCAAGTCAGGTGTCCAGCCTCGTGAGATTGAGACTGGAGCTAACGTAGTTCGGGCAAGTTACATTTCAGAGGTAACTCACGCGGCAGCAGACATTATTCAGTGCGTTAAGGTTCCGTCTGGAGCAATCATTGATAGTGTGGTTTATGCGGCCCCAATTTCGGGGTCTGCGCCAGCGCAAATGATGTGCCAATTCGGTGACGGGGATGACCCCAACCGATTTGGAAGCTCCACTTTAAGCTCGGTTGCATTTACTGGCAATTTGGCTTTGGGCTACCAATACTCACTTAGCGATGCAGCTGATCCATTCTATGACACCATAGATGTAACAATTGACGCTGGTGCGTTGACTGTTTCTCAAGGGTTTGTTTTGATCGTGACTTACCACTGTGATGACTAGGTAACACCGGGGGATTCTTCGGAATCCCCCGTTTTTTAAGGGAGCAAGTATGGCTGTAGAAGTCGGGCTTCACGCCGTCGTGGAGCAGATTGCGGATTCAATAACCGCAGAAAATCCTGAATTAACTGAGCGGCTGATCTGGCCGGCACTCGATCAATTTCCTTTCGTTCCCCAGCTTTGGTATCACGCGGGAAATCATTTATTTGGTATTGGCAAACTAACATTGGCGGCGGTTGCTTATGAAAAAGCAATTGACCTAGAACCCAATGCTGTTTGCTATGCCAATGTAGGCGCTTGTTATCGCCAGCTAAATCGCGCCGATGATGCTTTAAGGGTATTAACCCAGTCAGTTGAAATTGACCCCGAAAGCAAATCAGCCTGGACGAATTTGGCTGCTTGTTACATTAACGAGGGCGCACCGGAGATCGGGCTTAAACATGCTAATAAAGCACTAGCTATTGACCCTACGTTTAACAGGGCGCAATGGAATGCTGGCTTATGCCATTTGGAGCTAGGGAACTTTCGCAAAGGTTTTGAGTTCTATGAGTCTGGGCTAGACCATGACCGGATTCTTCGCGCTTATGGAAATGCAAAGTACCTGACTGATCCTATTCACCAGAATGTAAAAGGGAAAAACATCAAGTTAATTGTTTATGGCGAGCAGGGCATTGGTGATGAATTGATGTATGCCAGTATGCTGTTTGATGTTTGCAAGGACTATGATGTTATTTGGGATCACCACCCCAGGCTTGGTCATTTTTACGAGCGCGCCTTTCCTGACCTGGAGTTACACCCGACCAGGAAGGATGATCCTGGCGAAGAAGCCTGGGTCAAAAGAACTTTTGCGCCTTATTTTATTTCTATAGCCGACCTCGGCAAGTGGTACAGGCCAAGCCGCAATGCTTTTAGCAGGGCATGGAGAGAGCATGGGCCATTTTATGATGTGGATGAGGAGCTTGTTGAACAGTACCGATGCGGCCTAATGGCAATGGCCGATGGTAAAAAAATTATCGGCATTTCTACCAGGGGAGGCGTTTTAAAAACTAATCGTTTTTATCGTTCAGTTAAGCCGGATCATATTGCTGCACTACTTGAGGATGAGCGGTATCACTTTGTTAGCCTGGATTATGAGGATGTAGAGGTGCTGGTTAATGAAATGAATACAAAGCGGCCAGGCTCTGTAAGCTATTGGCGTTCAATTAACCATCATTTTAACTACAAACACACGGCTGCTTTAATTGCAGCTACAGATGCTTTTGTCACTGTTTGTCAGTCAGCAGCCCATGTTTCAGCAGCTATGGGTCATCCGACGGCGGTGCTTACACCTAAACGGCCAGCCTGGAGATATGGGTTAAAGGGCAAGCGATGGTATTGGTATCCATCTAAAAACGTATCGCTGTTTAGAGCGCCAGAAGACGGAGCGTGGGAGGAGCCGGTTAATAATATAAAGGACTGGTTGGAAAAAACACTGCATTCTAAGAAGGAGAAAAAAAATGCGTAGGTGGGACGTATTGGCGGCAATGATCCATGCTGAAAATTTTGTAAAGTTTGTAGAGGTTGGGACTAAAGAGGGAAGGACTACTGAGCATATATTAAAAGAATGTCCTACTGTTAAAGTAATTGGCATTGATCCCTGGTGCGCAATGCCTGACCAGGGCAGCGTGGACTGTGGGGAGGATTATAAGGAATGGGATTTTAAGGCAATAGAAGAAGACTTCTGGACGAGAGTAGAGCCGTGGAAATCGCGCTTAACCTTTTTGCGGCGCACCAGTAAAGCAGCAACCCATTCTGTTGAGGACGATTCCCAGGATTTAGTTTTTCTTGATGCTGCGCATGACTATGAAAGTGTAATGGAAGACATTGAGATTTGGATGCCCAAGGTTAGGGGTGGTGGCATTCTTGCTGGCCATGATTTCCAGCATTCGTTTCCGACAGTCATGGATGCCGTGGCTGATTCTTTTAATTTAATGTTTGTCGAGGTAATGCCTGACAGCGTGTGGTGGGTAAGATGCTGAATGTTGTTTACTGGGTAAGGGGAGAAGATTACGCAAAGATGGTTGTGCATAGCGCCGAATCAATGAAGCGCGTTTATAAGGGAGCAAAGGTTATTGTTTATGCCGATCAATCATGGCCCGTGTTTGAGAGCGATGTGATAGATGAGGTTATTTGTCTTCCCATTCAGAATAAAATGCCGGCCATGATAGCCAATGTTCATGGGCAAGTGCATTACGTTATTAATAATGGCTTTGACCGACTCACATTATTTTGTGATGCAGACGTTCTGGCCCATACACCAGCCCCCCTTGAATCGCTTGCTGAATATGATTTGATAGTGACAAAGCGCGACCACGTTAAGTTAGACAAGGACGGAAAGAAACTGGTAGGTGTGGCGCAGCGAATGCCATACAACTATGGGGTTTTGTTTGCTAATCCAACAATGGAGGCAAAGGAAGTTTTTATTTGGATTCGTGAGCGCGTTATAAAAATGGGCAGCCATTTGCAGGACTGGTATGGCAACCAATGGGCATTGCGGGAATTGGTTGGTGGCTCGATGGATGAAAAAGCGCCGCGTGAGGTAAAGCGCGCAATGGCCTGGGGGCCGGTTTCAATTAAAGTCGAAGATTGTTCCATGTGGAACTATTTACCGCATGGTGATGAGCCTTTGGATTCAAAGTATTTCCTGCATGTGAAGGGCGAAGATAAAGATAATTTTTATAAAATTGCAGAGGAGCTAGTAGCGTAATGTTTTCACCATATGACAGGCTTGATGACCTTCCTAGAATTTTTATCGGTTATGACAAGAAAGAGCGTGTTTCCTGGCATGTGTTGGCGCATAGCATAATTGAAAGAAGTTCCAGGCCCGTCAGCATTACAGCTATTGGAAACGATACCCTTGGGCCTGAAATATGGGAGCGTGAAAAAGGAGAGAACGATTCGACTGATTTTAGTAATGCCAGGTGGATGATTCCGCATCTTTGCAATTACCAGGGCTTTGCTATCTTTATGGATTGTGACATGGTTTGTAATGCTGATATTGCAGAGCTTTGGGATCAGCGAGATCAGAGAAAGGCGCTGGTTTGCAAGAAGCATAGCCAGGAGGTGGTTCATGGGGAGAAAAAGTTTCTAGGATCAATACAGGCTGCATATGATAGGAAAAACTGGTCATCATTGATGGTAATTAGCTGTGACCACCCCTACTGGGAAACCATTAACCCAGAGAGCGATCATGGCCTGGATTTGCACCGATTTGTTGGGCTTGAGGACAATCAGATTGGGTCAATCTATGGAAGCTGGAATCACTTGCTTAAACCAGGAAAAGTAAATCCCCAGGAATATAACAGCTGTTTATCTCATTTTACCTGGGGTGGCCCCTGGCATGGGTGGACTAAATATTGGGAGACTGAACTGTGGACAAGGGAGCTTTCTGATATGCTTGGCGGGGATAATCCATGCGCACACATTAATGTAGGGTATGATGAGCGTGGAGTTTATATTGGAGGCGCTTATCATGTACGGATCGAAGATGCACAAGCAGAAGCCGAAAAAGAAGCGGGGATACGGACAAAGCACTAAAAAGAAGAAGCGCGGTTACGGGCAGCTTTACTAGGCACAATTACTATTTGAGGTTGTTATGGCAGACTGGATTCAGGGAGCAATAAAGAAACCTGGCGCATTAAGGAAGCAGCTTGGGGTAAAAAAGGGGAAGAAAATCCCCCTAAAGACTCTCAATGCGGCGGCCAAAAAGCCAGGAAAGCTGGGCCAGCGCGCCAGGCTTGCTAAAACCCTAAGAGGATTTGGGCAATGACAACTGTTGCAACAATGGTTTCCCGCATTGAGGATAGTTTAAATCGGGGTTCCTCTTATACTTCCCAGATCAATAGCTCAATTATTGATGCGGTTAAGTATTATAAGCCGCGCCGGTTTACATTTAATACTGGGCGCGCTACGGCCTCTACTGTAGATGGGCAGGAATACTATGCGCTGCCTAATGATTGCATTGAAATAGATATGCTAACGGTTACTTACTCGTCTAATAATGTGGAGTATATGGACGAAACAACGTATCGTTGGATTCAAAGAAACGTATCTAACACTACGCGCACAAGTCAGCCGGATAAGTTTGCGGTTGAGGGGTTAGACCTTCGCTTGTGGCCTGTGCCGGATGGTGTGTATACGTTAACAATGACTTACTTGCGTGATATTGGTGGTTTTTCAGCCACTTTAACTTCTACTTTGTCTAATGCCTGGACAGACGAAGCGGAAGAAATGATAAGATCCAGGGCGATGGCTGCATTGTTGCAAGATACAATTGGTGGCCCAGATGCTGAAGCAGCGTCTGTAAAATGGGTGGTTAGGGAGCGCCAAAAATTTAATGAGTTACGCCGCGAGGCGAATCGGCGGGAGAGTTCTGGGAGGATCATCCCGCATCTGTAGGAGTTTACTATGGCACAAGGCGATGTTGTGGTTTATAACCAGTTCAAAGAGGGACTGGGTGATGGGCTGCATGATTTATCAAGCGCAAGCGTTTGGGTGGCGCTGGTCACGAATGCTGCAACACAGTCAGCTGCAACTGCTGACCCGCGATGGGGCAGCGGAGGATCAACGAATCTAAGTTCTAACCAGGTTTCGGTTGGTGGCAACTATGCAACTGGAGGGGTATCGGCATCGCCGTCAGACCCCTGGACTAGAAGTGGGGCCACTTGTACCTTTGATCTAACGGACATAACTTGGTCGCAGAGTGGGTCGAACCCCAAATCAGCTACTTGGGCAGTCGGTTACAATAACTCCGATAGTGGAAAAAGGGCAATCTTTAGTGTTGACCTGGGCGGCCTGTTTGATATGACAACTGGCGACCTGGCAATTACATGGAACGCTTCTGGCGTATTTACCCTTGCCTGATTTAACGGATCGGTTGGCCGGCAGAAAGGTTGAGGCAATCTTAAAAAGCGATAACATTTTAGTTATTCGCTGCGAAGATGGTATTGAGACGCATGTAAGCTGGTGTGATAAAGATGGTGCGCCAGTTAATGGTGAGCCGCAAGTTTCTTGGTATGGTAAGCACGTTTACGCCAATACCGACCATATTGGTTTGTTTGCCCAGGCAGCAGGAGGATGAAGTGGCATATCGTGTCAGGCACAGAAACGAAATGCGCGGAACGTCGGAAGAATCCGCAGAAACTTATGCGCAAAAACTAGATGCCTTTGACGCGGCATGTGACACATGCGTGTCGTTTATTAAAGCCAACTCTAAAGAAAACCGTTCTGGCGACCTTGATTATCCTCCATCTGATGGCTCCCGATATAAAATCTGGGTAGAGTTACGGGCTGCTTATGCTATTGGGATGCAGCTTCGTTATGATTTTTACACTGGGTCTGACTGGGAGACTAATCAACTGGATTGGCAAGTCGTTGAGTCAGTTTAATGGCGACGGCTATCGACTATGCGTGGGTCGGTTCAGACGGGAACCATTCTAGTAATAACACTTCTTGGACGAACGTTTCGTCCACCATAAAAATACCTGCGGCTGACCTTACTGCCAGCACTGAATACCTTTTACTTATGGGTATGCTGGTCAATGGCAATAGTGCCGGCCAAAACGGATTTGAGTTTCGTGTCGCAGCTGACACTACAGAGATTTCCGGCAAAACTATTAATGGGGAAGCTGGAAGCTACCAGCGAATGGAACCCCGAAGGACGGGGGCGGGTTTTGGGGCGGCTTATTTTTATATGCAGAAATATACAACGCCCAGCACCCCAGTAGACATCAATCAACAATTCCAGGTACAGAACAGTTCTTATCAGTCCCAATGTACAGGGGCTTGGTCACTAGCACTTAAACTGGATGAGTCGGATGACGGGCTACATGAAAACACAGATTATAAATACGCGGAAGATGAAACCACCCATAGCGCATTAAGTTCGGCTAGCTGGACTGATGGTGCATCAATCACCATAGGAGACGGTTCAGCTAGCTGGCTTGTTTTCACTTATATCCGGCCAGAAGTCAATGATGCGTCATCGTCAATAAGATACCGATTGGGCGGTGATTTGAGCGGTTATACCTCCACAGCCTATGCCGAATATGAGGGGGAAGACCCAGTAGAGGTATGGCAGCAAGGAGCGATGTATGTCTTGTCGGCTGTTGCTGCCGATACCGCCGTCACCCTGCAAATGCAAACAGACTCAGGAACTGCGGGTGGTTTTGCGGTTGGGCTGAATCGCATTGCGGCGGTTCGCCTAAATGCCTTTACTCAGTTTGCTGCTGATATCAACACTACTGGAACCGAAGTAACCCCGGAAGACACTTGGGTAGAAATGGTTGCTAACAAGGGCTTCGTTGTTTCTGCTTCAGCTGCTGATGTGGCTGCCTTGGGAGCTTTTGCTTATACCACGGGAGACACAAATAAAACGCTCCAGATGCGAATGGAAGATGATGGGGCCGAGGGAGAATGGGGTGGGATGAATACCTATGGAATGCAAATTTCCAATGGGTCTTCTGACAGGCGAATCCTTTATTACAGTGGCATAAACACCGTCAGCGGAACTTACACCCTTAGTACCGATTTAGATGTGCAAGAAAAAGCTGACGTCTCCCCGGCAAGTGAGCGCCTGTACAGCAACCTAGTTTTGCTTGAGCTTAACTTGCAGGAAAAACCATCTAGGTCGGTGACGGCTGCGACACAGGCATTGGCAATTTCTGAATACCAGGCATACATTGGAAGACAGAGAGGAATCTCAGCCTCTACGCAAGCCTTGGCGATTAGTGAGGCGCAAGCGGCAATCTCTACGGCGCGTGGGGCAACCGCTAGTGTGCAGTCATTAGCAATAACTCAATTGGCAGCTACCGTCGGGACTCATCGCGGGATTTCTGCAACCACACAAGCACTGGGCATTACAGAGCAACAAGCAACTGTGGCAAAAAATGTAATACGAGAAGTACAGGCTGCCGTACAAAATCTTACCATTACAGCTTTAAGCGCAAGCATTAATAAGAAAAGACAGGTTGCTGCTACCCTGCAAGCTCTCTCTTTGACTACATACTCTGCTACCATTGGTAAAAGTCCTGCATGGACTCCAGTAGTCGATGCAAGCACAAATTGGAGTGCTGTCGCAGACGCAAGCTCAAACTGGACTGCTGTTGCTTCTGCAAGTACAAATTGGAGCGCCTGGGTACAATGAGATTTCAAGCAGATGATTTAAACTTTGGTGTCAGCATTGACATGCCGGCCTGGAACTTGCCGCCTGGTGTAATGACTGACTCATTAAATATGCGCTATGTAAATGGCGCGGCAGAAAAAATGGGGGGCTGGCAAAATGTGTTGGGAAGTTTATCTGTTACCGGCACTCATGCCCTGTCTTACTTAACCGATGAATTGTTAAATGTTTATTATGTATACGGAAACGCATCTACACTTTATGCGACTGATGGTTCTAGTACCCACCAGGTAATTACTACCCTAACTTATACGGCTACATTAGACCTGGGGTTTAATGGGGGTGCTTATAATAATCATTTTGTTTTCACTGAGGGGAGCAGGGAACCAGGAACCTGGATACCAGGATCACTTTCGGCTGGTGTGGATAAGGCTAATGCACTGACTAACTGGCCAGCAAGTACCACCTGCCAGGTTATCAGGCCATTCAGAAATTTCTTGGTAGCATTGCGAGTTGATGAGGGGTCAGGCACTAACCCTTTATTGTTACGTTGGTCTTCTTCATCTTATACCGGACTACCGGCAAGTTGGGATTACACTGACCCAGCTAACGATTCAGGGCGCGTAACAATTGCCGATACAGACGATCCTATTATTGATTGCCTTCCATTGCGCGGGACTAACATTGTTTACAAGGAGCAGCATACCTGGGCAATGGAATATGTAGGCGGCTCCACAGTGTTTGCTTTTCGTGAAATTTTCTCAGAAGTTGGCTTGATAACGGAAAATTGTGTAGCGGCATTTAAAAATATGCACTTTGTTGTCGGGAATAATGATGTAGTTGTGCATGACGGGAACGAAGCAACTTCCGTTGTAGACCGAAAAACCAGGAACTGGTTATTTAACCAGATTGATGCAGACAACTATAAACGCTGCTTTGTAATAACTGATGACCGAAATAGAGAAATGATTTTTTGTTATCCCACAGAAGGCGAATCTTTTGCTGATCGGGCGCTAGTTTGGAACTGGCAAAGCAATACGGTATATCCGCGAGATTTGGGCGGCAACATGGCAAGGGGCGCATACGGACGAATGCCAGTAGGCTTTTCTAAAGCAACGTACGCTGATCGGAATACTGCTGAAATTTACGGATTGGCTACACGATATATAGGAAGCCACACAACACCAGCCAGTGATGCTGTAATTTTTGCGGGTTCAGAAGTTTATGATTCAAGTATTACGATGTCTGTTTATGCAGAACGCAAAAACATTCCATTAAATAAAGATATTAATAGTGTTAAGCGCATTCTTAGCGTATATCCCTGGGTAGAAGGAACTGATGGAGATGAGTTAAAAGTCCATATGTATACAAAAGCTGCGCTCTCAGATGCAACGCGCACTACAGCGTCGGCCAGTTTTATTATTGGTCGGGATTATAAGACTGATTTTAGGGTTGATTCGAGAACCTTTGATATTCGTTTTGTTTATAGCGGGACAAATGACGTTAAAGTTTATGGTTATGACATTGAATATTTCAGAGGGGGAGAAAGGTGAGTGAATGCACAATATGTAGTGGAGACTTTGATCTTGAAAAGGGAGGGGGTGCTGCCGGATTCATTGGTATTTTGCCGGTATCTTTTTGCACTACTTGCAAAGTAGGCATTATGGGATTTGCTGAACTTCATAGCCCCCCGATAGAATGTTGTGGTTGTAATAAGTGCTGTTGTGGTGAGTGCTAGTGGCTAATGAGAGGAAACAAGTTTCTCCTAATCCTCCTCCCAATGATGTGAATGGATTGCCGTCTTACCTGAATAATGAGTTACGGCGCTTGAGCAGCAACATTACCTGGGATGCAGATGTCATGCAGATTCGGGAGGTTTCGGCTACAAACACCTTTACGCTGGTATTAGATGATACTTTGGGAGGGGTGGTGTTAGGCAAAAATTCTATTACCAGTCATTTTGTAATTGACCCAACAAGTGCAGTTGCATGGCCTATTGGAGCAAAGATTAGTTTGGTTCAGTGGGGTACTGGCCTATGCAAAATTTCTGGCTCTGGTGCAGCAACAATACAGGTCGGAAACACGCCCAGGTTTAAGGGGCAGTATTACACCGCAGAGGTCGTTCACGTTGAAACAGATGTTTGGGTTGCCTCTGGGGGGCTAGTTTAATGTATGATAGGGGAATAGGGAGCATGAAATGGTTGAAATCTTCGAGGTGCCAGCACAGCTGGTCAAAGGAGTTTGGGAGGAATTGCACACACCGTTGGTGAGTGCTATGCGCTATCACGAAGGTATGGATGTTGATGATTTGCTGATGCTTTGCGAGTCAACACATTTAACAATGTTGGTGGCTGCGGTTGAAGACGAAATTAAAGGCGTGGTTGTAACGCGCCTGGTTCAATTTCCGAAAAAGCGCATGTGTGAGGTAGTAGCTGTTGCAGGAAAGAATGGCCAAACTCGATCATGGGTAAATGATGGACTCAAGTTCCTTGATGATTTCGCCATTAGGAATGGCTGCGACTTTATTTATGGAATAGGGCGCAAGGGCTGGATGGTTGCGAAAGACTGCGGATATAAAGCAGAGACTCGCTCAATCTTGAAAAAGGAACTGAAGCAATGGCCGGAGGCGGTGGAAGCAACGTAACAAATACAGGCCCGTGGGAGGGTGCGCGTCCGTACCTGAGTAATTTATATGGTTCGTCTAACGCGTTATTTAACCAGGGTGGCCCACAATACTTTCCTGGCCAAACTTATTTAAGCCCACTCCCTAGCCAGCTTGCGCCATACAATTACGGATTCGGTTTTCTTGGCGATGTCTTCGGCCAGGACTTTGGCTCTGCTCAACCGTGGGAGCCAGCTTTTGGTGGGGGTGGAAGCCCCCAGACCTGGGCCGGTGGAAACACTGGATACCAGGTAGGTACAGAGGGTTATCAGCCGCAAACGCTTGAACAACAGGTGGCCTTGGGTTACGTTCCAGCGGGGACGGCTGGTGGAGTTAGTGGCTGGAACTCGCAAAACTACGAATGGCAACAAATTATTGGGCCTGATGGTACTCCAACGTATGTGCCTGTCTGGGCCGGAGATTCTGCGGGAAGCCCTGCAGCGACGGTTCCAACTGGAGTCACAACGAGTCAAGGGCAAATACCTTACGTTGACACCGGAACCACAGGAACCACCGGGACGGTTCCGGGTGCCTCTGGTTATATAGGGACAGACGGGGCAGCAACAA